ATGTAATTGAAGTAAATAATGATTTAGCAGGTTTAACTGTTGGAACAGATGTTCAAGCTTATTCTCCTGAACTTGCTGCTATTTCAGCTTTAGCTACTACTGATAGTAATTTTATTGTTGCTAACGGATCTACTTGGGTTGCAGAAAATGGATCAACTGCTAGAGACAGTTTAAGTCTAGGAACTGCAAATGATGTACAATTTAATTCATTTGGAGTTGGTACAGGTGCTTCAGCTACCACAGGTGAAATTAGAGCAACTAATGATATAACTGCTTTCTATTCTTCTGATGTTGCACTTAAAGAAAATATTAAAAATATTCCTGATCCTTTAGAAGCACTTAAAAAATTAAATGGAGTTTTATTTGATTGGAAAAAAGAATACATTGATCAACGAGGTGGTGAAGATGGTTACTTTGTTAGAAAAAAAGATGTAGGAGTAATTGCACAAGAAGTAGAAAAAGTTTTACCTGAAGCAGTTGCGCAAAGACCAGATGGAATTAAAGCTGTCAAATATGACAGATTAACATGTTTACTTATTGAGGCAGTTAAAAAGCTTTCTGATCAAATTGAAAGTTTATCAAAAAAGGGGAATTAATTCATGACAGTCCCTAGCACTAATGTTGGATTAACTGATATCCAAACTGAATTTGGTGGCAGTAATCCAATTCAATTATCCGAATATTATTCAGGTGGTCCTTTAGTACCATCAGGTTCTCCTGCTCCTAATGGACCTATACCTAGTTCAGGACAAATAGCTATAGGACAATTTAGAGGTGCATTAAAAGCATCATTTATAAGTGCTTCAGGCGGAACAATTTTAACAGATGGTGATTATAAAATTCATGTTTTTACAGGACCAGGTACATTTACTGTAAACTCTGCAGGAATTGGTCCTTCTACTTTTACTGACGTAGATTATCTTGTTCAAGCCGGAGGTGGCGGAGGAGGAGATGAGTACGGCGGAGGAGGAGGTGCAGGAGGAACTCGTGCATCTGATCTTCATTATTCAGGACCTCCAGCAGCATCTAATACAGGTATAACAGTTTCCGCTCAAGGTTATCCAATTTCAGTTGGAGGTGGCGGACCTTCAGGAACAAGTCAAGCAGGAGGACAAGGAGGTTCTTCATCATTTTCTAATATTACTTCAGCAGGAGGTGGCGGAGGCGGTAATCGTAATGCCGGTTCAGCAAGTGCTGGAGGATCTGGCGGAGGAGGAGTTATGAACCATGGTGGTCAAAGTCCATCAGGTGCTAATGGTAATACTCCACCAACAAGTCCATCACAAGGAAATCCTGGTGGAAACGCTTCATCTTCTACACCTGGTTTAGGTGGAGGAGGAGGTGGATCAGTAGCTTCACCTGGACCTAATGGATCACCTAATGTTGGAGGACCAGGAGCTGATGGAGCACCTTGGGCTTTTTTAGGATCTGCACCTAATGCACCTAGTTATGGAACTCCAGGACCAAACCCTGGAAGATATTTTGGCGGCGGCGGAGGCGGCGGCGGTGAAGTATTTGTTCCTACATCTTCTGGAGGAGCTGGCGGCGGAGGAGGTTCTGGAAAACCGGCAGGTGTTTCTGGAACTGGAAATACTGGCGGCGGAGGCGGCGGCGGTAATGTCGGCGGAAGTGGTAACGGAGGCGGCGGAGGCGGCGGCTCTGGAATAGTAATGATAAGGTATAAATTTCAATAATGGCACATTTTGCAAAAATAAATGATGATAATGATGTATTAACAGTATTAACTGTTGATAATATTAATGCTAACACAGAAGCTGAAGGTCAAGCTTATTTAGAAACACATAATAATTGGCCTGCAAATAAATGGATTCAATGTTCATATAATACTAGAGGTAATGTTCACTTATTGGGTGGTACACCATTTAGAGCCAATTATCCTGGTATTGGTTGGAAATGGGATTCAACAAATTCTATTTTTCATAGACCACAACCTTATGCAAGTTGGACTTTAAATACTACTACAGGATTATGGGAAGCACCTGTTGCTATGCCTAATACGACAACTACACATTCTGATGGAAAAACCATTGATGATGAATATGAATGGAATGAAACTAATCAAGAATGGGTTAAAAATACAGTTACATACTAGATTGACTATATAATAAGTTATTATATATTGTTAAAAAATTATGCGTAAGAAAGTATTAAGTGAAATAGATATATATTTTGGAATAGTAAATATGCCAAAATATTTTGAAATTAACAGAGAAGAATTAAAATCAAACTTATTATCTTCTGTACTCAAAGATAAATATTTTTCTAATTCATCTGTTATAAGCACTCCTTTTGATTATGAAATGTTAAATGGTAAAGCATTTACTATGTTAAATACATATTTAATGGAAAATTTTAGATTAAAACATGAAGTAAATATTATTAATAGTTTTAATTTTGGAAGTATATTTAATGAGAAAGAAAGCTCTATTACTAAAAATCTTGTTAATGAACATGATTTATCTTCTTCACCTGATTATACTTGTATTTATGGAATCGAATTAGAAAAACAATCTCAACAATTAATAATTGAATATCCTAATAAAAGATTAAAAGAAAATTTTTTTTCAATAGAATTAAAAAACAATGAATACATTATTTTTCCTTCTACATTAAAATATTTTTTTACTCGAAATACTTCTAATCAAACAAATACTTTTCTAACTATTGCATATAACATAGTTTAATGAGTGATAATTTTAATTATTGCTGGGTTTTTAAAAGAGGACTTCCAGAAAGAATTTGCGATGAAATTATAAAAAATGCAGAATTGAAAAGTAATCAACAACGAATAGCTATTACAGGAGATTTTGGTCACAGTAGAGATGTAGTAAAAAATCCTTTAGATAAAAAAGAAAAAATAAAATTAAATAAAATAAGAAAATCTAATATTATCTGGATGAACGATAATTGGATATACAAAGAAATACATCCATTTATAGCAAATGCTAATAAAGAAGCAGGGTGGAATTATGAAACACATTGGTCAGAAAGTTGTCAATTTACTAAATATAATAAAGGTGATTTTTATGATTGGCATAGTGATTCATGGAGATTACCCTATAAATCTGATGGGATTGAAAATGGAAAAGTTAGAAAATTATCAGTAACAGTTTGTTTATCTGATCCTAATTCTTTCAAAGGAGGAGATCTTCAATTTGATTATAGAGATCAACATCCAAAAAACCCTAAACCAATACATACAGTCAATGATATAAAAAAAGGATCAATAATTGTTTTTCCTTCTTGGGTATGGCATAGAGTTACTCCAGTGACAAAAGGGATAAGATATAGTTTAGTAATATGGACTTGCGGATGGCCATTCAAGTAATAGATAACTTTTTAGATAAAGATGAATTTAATAAAATTAAAACAGTTATGATAAGTAATTATTTTCCTTGGTTTTACTGTGATCATGTTTCTTATAAAAATGAAAATGACAAATTTTATTTTACACATAATTTTTATAAAGACTCAAAACCACAAAGTTATTTTTTTAATATTTTAGATAATTTATTAAATAAATTAGAAATAAAAAGTTTGATAAGAGTAAAAGGAAATTTACATGTTAAAGAAAACAATATGACTTATAATAATTTTCATACTGATCTACCTTTTAGACATAAGGGTTGTATCTTATATATTAATGATAATAATGGCTTTACATATTTTAAAGAATCGGATAAAAAAGTAAAACCGAAAGAAAACAGGGTTGTTTTATTTGATCCTAGTATTGAACATAAAAGTTCAAGATGTAGTGATAGTAAAGTTAGAATAAATATAAATATAAACTATTTTTAAATGAGTTTTAAAAAGAAAAAATTTTTAATTGTAAAAAAAGCATTACCTAAAGTAGTAGCTCATTTTGTTTCAGATTATTTTTGTATTAAAAGACAAGTAAATATGACAATGATTAAAAATAATTATATATCTATTTTTCAACCTGATTTTGGTACATGGAATGATCCACAAATCCCGAATACTTATTCACATTATGCTGATATTGCTATGGAAACTTTATTACTAGGTTTACTTCCTAAAATGGAAAAAGAATCTGGCATGAAATTAGTTCCAACATATTCTTATGCAAGAATATATAAAAAAGGAGATGTTCTTGAAAGACACAAAGATAGAGCAAGTTGTGAAATTTCAGCTACTCTTAATTTAGGCGGGGATAAGTGGCCAATATTTTTAGAACCTTCTGGAAAAACTAATAAAAAAGGAATTAAAGTTGATTTAAATCATGGTGATATGCTTATGTATAAAGGCTGTGATTTAGAACATTGGAGAGAACCTTTTACTGGAGAAACCTGTGTACAAGTTTTTTTACATTATAATAAAAAAAATAAAACCGATAATAATGAATTTGATGGCAGAGAACACATAGGTTTACCTGAGTGGTTTAAAGGTAGAAAAAATGTCAACAAAACAAAAATTTGAAAAGTATTTAACTCATATAGAGTATCCAAAAATTTTTGAAGGTTGGCATGTAAAAGGAATGCTAAAAAATAATTCTAATAATATATATAAATTTGATACATCAAACCTTATTAAAGAAGATGAACATCATTATCAAAGAACAGATAATTTTAAAAATAAAGCTGATAAAATGGTTTTTGATTTTGAAACACAGTGGATTATATTAGATATAAATGAGCTACATTCTTATATTAAAAACAATCAATTAAAAGAAGTTAATTTGGATCAGTTAATAAATAATTTAGAATGGAATATTGTAGTAAATAAATGAAAATTAAATTTTATAACAACTTTTTAGAAAACGATCACTCTCAAGAAATTTGGAATTTTGTTATAAATTCTTATTATAAGATAGGTTGGGTTGATAGCGAAGAACCTCAACACCGTGCTTATCCTAACATACATAGTGAATATAGTAATAAGGATTTAGATAAAATAAAAATATTAAATCCAATACTAAAAATATTAAAATTACCTAAAGAAAGTTTTTATAAATGTGTTGTTAATTTAACTAAACCTTTAGATGTAAATTTTATTCATGTTCATCCAAATAGTTTAGTTGCTTTATATTATGCAAATTTTACTTGGAATCCTGAATGGGGAGGGGAAACTATATTTTACAATAAAGATAGAAAAACTATTGATTTGGCTAATCCTTATACTCCCAATCAATTAGTAACTTTTGATGGTAAAATACCACATACTATTAAGCCACAAAATTTAATTGGACCTTCTTATCGTTTTACAATAAGTTTATTTTTTAAAAAATGAAAGAATATAAATTACCTTACGATAGTTTTATTGGTGGCTGGTTTATAGATAAAGATATATGTGATAATATTGTTAAATATTTTAAAGATACTCCTGATAAATTTAAAACTGAAGGAAATGTATATGGTAAAAAAGGTAGAACAATAGATAAAAAAGTTAAAGATTCTTTAGATTTAACAATATGTCCTAAACAATATTCACCTTTATTCAGTAAATATCGAGACAAGTTACAAGATTGTTTGGAAAAATATCTAATAAGATATCCTGAATCAAATGAACTAGCAAGATTTAATATTAATGATCATTATAATATACAGTATTATAAACCTAGTGGGGGTTTTAAAAAATGGCATAGTGAGAGGGGAAGTTTACTAGATACAAAAAGAGTTTTAGTATTCATGACTTTTTTAAATAATGCAACAAATGGAGGAACTAACTTTAAATATCAAAAATTAACTGTGCCAGCAAAAAAAGGATTAACATTAATTTGGCCAACAGATTTTACACATACTCATAAAGGACAAATATCTAAAACCCACGAAAAATATATTATAACTGGATGGTATTCATTTAATAATTAATTGTTAAATGTTAAAAAATATATATAATCTCTAGTATGCTACAAAAGTTAAATTTTAAGCCTGGTTTCAATAAAATGGTCACAGATTCAGGAGCTGAGTCTCAATGGGTTGATGGTGATTTTGTTCGATTTCGATATGGACTACCTGAAAAAATAGGTGGCTGGAATCAGCTTACTATTGACCATCTAACTTTACCAGGTGTAGCAAGAGCACAGCATGCATGGACTTCTTTAGCAGGTGAAAAGTATACAGCAATTGGTACTTCTCAAGGTTTATTTCTGTATTATGGTGAAGACTTTTATGACATTACTCCTTTAGATACAGCAATTACTGGAGCTACATTTGATTCAACAACAGGCTCTGCAACTGTAACAGTTAATAAAACCAGTCATGGTTTATCTGATGGAAGATATATAACTTTTACTTCTGTGTCATTACCAGGTGGAGGTGAGACAAATTTTACTACCACACAATTTGAAGACAACACATTTGAAGTTTTAAATTCAACAACAAATACATTTGAAATTACTATGCCAGCAAATGAAGGTGGTACGGGTATGTCTACACAAGGATCAACAGAAATAAATCCATATGTAGTTGTAGGCCCTACATTTCAAACTGCAGGTTATGGTTGGGGTACATATCTTTGGGGAGATTCTACATGGGGTACTGAACGTACAACTAGTGACGTGGTTCTGGATCCAGGAATCTGGAGTTTAGATAACTTTGGTCAAATATTAGTTGCAACTATTCACAATGGTAAAACATTTACTTGGAATGCAGGAGTATCTAATCCAAGAGCTAATAGAGCAACCGTTATGACTGGTGCACCCACTGCATCAAGACTTACACAAGTATCTGATAGAGATAGACATGTATTTCATTTTGGAACAGAAACAACTATAGGTGATTCAACTACACAAGATCCGATGTTTATAAGATTTAGTGATCAAGAAGATTTTAATACTTATGCTCCAACAGCAACAAATACTGCTGGAACATTTAGAGTTGATAAAGGTAATGAAATTGTAGGAGCAGTATCTGGTAAAGATTATACTTTAGTATTAACCGATACATCTGCTTATGTAATTCAATTTGTTGGTCCACCATTTACATTTAGTGTAAAACAAGTTGGTACCAACTGTGGATTGATTGGTCAAAATGCATTAAGTTATTCTAATGGTGTTGTCTTTTGGATGTCAGGTGAGGGTGGATTCTTTATGTATGATGGTACAGTAAAAGCAATACCATGTTTAGTTGAAGACTTTGTATTTACAACTACAGGAGACAATCTAGGTATTAACTATGATGCAGGTCAAATTGTTTATGCAGAGCATAATACTTTATACGGTGAAATAAATTGGTTTTATGCAAAAAATGGCTCTGATCAAATTGATAGATGTGTTACGTTTAACTACGGAGAAAACTGTTGGACAACATCATCACTAGCTAGAACCAGTTATATAGATACAGGAGTATTTGATTTACCGTATGCAACTGAATATAATGCAACAGCTGTACCTAATTTTCCAATACAAGGTATCACTGCAAAATATGGAGCATCAACTTATTATGCTCATGAAAGCGGAACCGATCAAATCAATTCATCAGGCACAACTTCTATTGATGCATTTATTCAATCAGGAGACTTTGATATATCTGCAAGAAGAGGTCTAACAGGTCAAGCAACAGGTGTAGCTGATCTTAGAGGAGATGGTGAATTTATTATGTCTATGAAGAGATTTATCCCTGATTTTAAAGTATTAACTGGTAATTCGAAGGTGACATTACTATTGAATAACTATCCAAGTGACACAGCATCAAGCTCGCCATTAGGACCCTTTACAATTACATCATCTACTGATAAGGTGGATACTAGAGCAAGAGGAAGACTTCTTGCAATCAAAATTGAAAATGACGCTGTAGGTGAAACTTGGCGTTATGGAACATTAAGAGTAGATATAAAACCAGACGGTAGAAGATAATGGCTGAAATAAACTTTAATAATTTATATAATCAATTAGAACCAATGGACAAAAGATTTTATGACCAACAGTTTTCTAAATACTATGTACCTGGTCAAGAAAATTTAAGATTATCTGGTCAAGAAAATTATGATCAAATGAAAGCAGTATATGATGCTCAACAAAAAGTTCCTAAAAAAAGTTTCTTTGATTTTTTTAATTTTGGTGAAGCAAGCGCTGCTGAAAAACCTCAGGTTCCCAATTTAACATACAGAGATATAACTCCAACTTTTGATTTAGCAACTGGTATAACTAATACTAAGGCAGCTACACCTTTTATAAATACTGCAGATATACTTAATCAATATAACGTTCCTAATTTACAGAATAGAGATTTAGTTGATCAAATTATTAAACAAAATCAAATGAAAACAAATTTATCAAACATTAATGCTGCTAATACAGCTGACACAGCACCTTTTTTCTTTCCAACTGATCGTAGAATAGTACCATTGAAAAAACCTACTAGAGGTATAGTAGATTCAACTATTGCTTCTAATTTATTATATGATGATTTACCACCACTAAGAGGTATTGATACTTCTTATGGTGTAGCTAATGAACCCGATGTTGAACAAGTAGAATCTTTAGGTAGTAGTGAGCCATCAGGCATTGCAAAACTACTTCAATTTATAAATCCTTTTAAAGGATTAGACGCTTTAAAATCATTAAGTAGAAGAATACAGCAATCTGATTTTGGGCAATCAAAAACTTTAATGGATTATTTAGATGCAAGAAAATATGGTGGTAGACAAGAGAGAGACGATGCTGCAGCTAGAAATATGGCTCAAGCTAGAGGTATTCAAAAGAAAATAGATAGAGGCGAATTTAATAGAGATACATCTGGCATAACTGATAGAGGAAGAACACAAGAATCAAGAGCAGCTGCAACTAGATCTAGAGATTTAACAGGAGGTCCAGGTAAAGATTACGGACCGTTTAGTAAAAAAAAATAATGGCTAGAATAACTTCATACATACCTGAACCTAAACAAGAATACGATGTTGAAAACCAAAGACAGATTCTTCGTGCAGTCGATACAATCAAAACTGAATTAAATTTTTCATATCAAAAAGACTTGAAAGAACAACAAGATACATTTAACTGGTTTTTACTCTAATGACTATACAATATAAAAATCAAGGTTTTAGTTTAACAACAACTAATTTAACAACTGTATTAACAATCAATACAAGTTCTGTGGCGATTGTAAAATCAATACCTATTACAAACGAACATTCTAATAAAGTATTAACAGAATTATACGTACACGATTCATCTGCTGCAACGGACTATGAATTTTATCATAGTGAAGTGTCTGCAGATACTACTGTTTTAGGAGTTCAAGGAGCTTTAAATTTAGAAGCTGGAGATAGTATAAAAGCTCAGGTAGATGTTGCAAATACTGTAAAAGGTGTTATAAGTTATGCACTAATAGACAGGTCTCAAGAGAATGGATAAAGACATACCAAAGATAGAGTGTACAACAATAAC